GGCCGTGGTCTCGGAGACGCAACAAACAACTGACCCGGCCGTTGCCTATCGGGCGATGCGGGACCCGGCCGTGTTCTGCACGATGTTCTGCCGGTCGCCGCACAACGGACGGGATGAATTGCTGCCTGCCCATCCCTACTTCCAGCCGTTCTGGCAGGCTTGGCGCGAGCGGCTGGACATACTGGCCGAGAAGACTCGGCAGATGACGGTCTCGTGGATGACGTGCGCGTGCCTGCTGTGGGACGTGTGGACCCCGCTGCACCGCGAATGGTCGGCGATGGTGATGAGCAGGGCGCAGGAGCTGGTTGACGATGGGGGCGACCATTCGACGGTCGATAGCCTGCTCGGGAAGATGCGCTACATGCACGAGCGCCTGCCGGATGAGCTGCGGTTCGACATTCGATTTACCTGGAACCGCGTGGTCAACGCCTCGACCGGATCGTTCGTGCGCGGGAAGTCGTCAACCTCGCAGGCTGGACGCGGCGGCACGTACCTGCGCGCGGTGCAAGACGAGGCCGCGTTCATCCCCAACTCAGAGGACACGTTCTCGGCCATCCGCCCCGGTGTCCCGCGCGGGCTCGTGATGGTCTCGACGCCCAACGGCAAGGGCAACAACTACTACAGAATGAGGTCAATCGACAACAGTTCGTGGCGGATCATCCGCATGCACTGGCGCGAGCATCCTGGGCGAGCGTGCGGGCCTGACTGCCCGGCGCCCATGTCCGACGACTGGCGCGACCATCGCGGGTGCTGGTACGCGCGCGCGTGCGAGGAGCTTGGCTACGATTCTGTGCGCATCGCTCGGGAGCTGAACATCTCGTATGAGGAATCCCTTGGCGGCCGCGCGTTCTACGCCTTCGGCCAGCACAACGTCGGCACGGTCGAGCGCAATCCGGGCGAGATGGTCTGGCGGTTTTGGGACTTCGGCGCGGGTGGGACCACGGCCATCTGGTTCTGCCACGTCCGCCAGATCCACACGGCGACCGGGCGGCTCAAGTACGCCGTTCGCGCGTTCGACTTCTACGAGGCCCACGGCCAGGGTGCCAAGCACTACCGGGATGTGTGCTACCGCAAGTGGATCGATTGGGGCAAGCCGCAGGTGCGGGACATCGGCGACCCGTGGAGCTTGACCGCGAAGGAGTCGGACGAGGGGAGCTGGCAGAAGTCTCTCTGTGATGACTCCCACCCCTATCGGATCTTCGCGGAGCCCTCTGGCTGCGTGGGCAAGTCGATGGAGACGATCATCAGCAGCGCCCAAGCGTTCTTCGCCGTGATCGAGGCGCAGGATGGTGCGCACGTCCCGCGCTTCCTGGTCGATTCTCGGCAGCGCAAGGCGATCGAGCACCTTGAGTCTTGGGCCTACCAGTCGAGCGATGACGGCGTGCCGATCGGGACCAAGCCGCGGCACGATGAGCACTCGCACGCTTGCACCGCGCTGTGCTTCGGCCTCTACAACCTCGAGCCGGCCGACGTGCCGGTGCTTGATTTCAAGCCGTCGGACTTCGGCTTCGTGCAGTCTCCAGAGCGGGAGAAGGTGAAGTGGTGACGGCCGAGATCATCCAGGGAGATTGCCTTGAGGTCATGCCGAAGCTGGAGGCGGAGAGCTTCGACTCGGTCGTCACCGATCCGCCCTACGGTCTCTCGTTCATGGGCAAGGACTGGGACCATGGCGTTCCCGGCGAGCACTTCTGGCGCGAGGTCCTGCGCGTTGCCAAGCCCGGCGCGCATCTTCTCGCGTTCGGCGGCACGCGGACCTTTCACCGCCTGGCCTGTGCGATTGGGGACGCGGGGTGGGAGATCCGAGACTGCCTGATGTGGGTCTATGGGATGGGGTTTCCGAAATCGCTGGACGTGAGCAAGGCGATAGACAAGGCGGCGGGGGCGGAGCGGCCACGCGAGAAGTGCGGGACGCTTGGCTCGGTTCGGAGCTTTGCTGATGATGTTTGGACGCAGAAGAACGGAGGACGGCGCATCGTTGATAACCCCATCACTTCCGACGCCGCTCGCTGGCAAGGCTGGGGCACCGCGCTCAAGCCCGCATGGGAGCCGATCATCCTTGCACGCAAGCCTCTGTCAGGAACGGTCGCCGAGAACGTGATGGAGTACGGTACTGGGGCGATCAACGTGGATGGGTGCAGGGTGTTTTGTGAACCGTGGAAAGCGCATAGGGCTTCGGGGCTGGCTCGTGATGAGTTCTTCACAAGAGGTCCAGCCACTGTTATTGACAAAGCGCCACATATCGCCGGCCGCTTCCCCGCGAACCTCATCCACGACGGAAGCGAGGACGCCACCGAGCCGATGGGAGAGGCGTCCCGCTTCTTCTACTGCGCCAAGGCCAGCAAGTCAGACCGCGATGATGGCAACAACCACCCGACCGTCAAGCCCACCGACCTGATGCGCTACCTGTGCAGGCTAGTGACGCCTCCCGGCGGAACGGTGCTCGACCCGTTCGCTGGCAGCGGATCGACCGGGAAAGCAGCCATTCTCGAAGGATTCGAGTTCATCGGCATTGAAGTGGGGGCCGAGTATTGCGCTCTCGCGCGTGCCCGCATCGCAAAGGCGCGCGAAGAAATAGAGGCGGCTGAACGTCAGGCCGTCTTGATCTAGGAAAAGCCAACCATGTCGATCAAGGACCGTCTCTCCGCAGCCGTCCGCGCATTCGCGGCCGGGGGCAAGCAACCCACCGCATTCCGTGGCTGGGGTCAATCCGTTGTCGAGGGTGTCTACTCGCCGGCACGCTACTACGAGAACCCCGAGGACATCGAAATCGCCGATCTGCGCAAGATGTGGCGCAGGGACGACATGGTGCGCAACTCGATCGAGATGCGCACGCTCGCGGCGCTGTCCACGGGCTTCGTGATCGAGCCGGCGTCAGACGACGACCGCGACAAGGAAGCCGCGGAGTTCGTCCGCGACGCCGACCTCGCGCTGCCCGGCGGGTTCTTCGGCGCTGCCAGGTCAATCCAGCGGTCGGCACTGATCCACGGACACAGCGCACACGAGCCGAAGTGGACCGGGCCGCTGACCGACCAGAAGTGGCGCGGGAAACGCTGGTTCGCCAAGATCATGGAACGCTCGGCAACCACGATCTTCTACCACCTCGACGAGTACGGCGAGGTCTACAAGGTCACCCAGGAGCCGTTCACCAGCCAGACCGCCGTGGAGTTCGAACCATCCGAGCTGATCCTCCACTGCATTGACCCGATGAACGGCAACCCCTACGGCAACTCACCGCTGCGCACGGCCTACCGCTGGTCATTCATCAAGGACGACCTCGTACAGTGGTGGGCGTTCTACGGCGAGCGGTACGGCCTGCCGTTCCCGATGGGCAAGTACCCGCACAGGCAGGGCACAGACGCGCAGACCAGCGCGGACAACCGATACAACAAGGAACTGATCCTCACCATCATCCGCGAGATGCGGAAGAACTACGGCGTGGCGCTGCCCAAGGACTTCGAGATGGAGCTGCTCACGGGGCAGCACGGCTCGCAGACGGACTTCTTCGAGACGTTCACCGCGGCGTGCAACCGTGGGATTGCGCGCTCGATCCTGATCCCCGGCCTGGTGGGCGAGACCACGCAATCGGGTGCGGGGGCCTACGCGCTGGGCAAGGAGCACAACGACCAATTCGTGTGGGTCTTGAACGCCGACCGGCTCGCGCTCGAGAACGTGATCGACAACCAGATCATCAAGCCGCTGTGGGCCTGGAACTTCCCGCCCACGGTCGGAATGCCGCGTTTCAGGTTCAAGGCGTTCACCGAGGACAACCTCCAGCAGACCGTCGAGGTCTTGCGCTTCCTGGCAGACAAGGGCGGCAAGGTGTCCGTGCCCGAGGCGCACAAGCTGCTGCACGTGACGATGGCTGACGAAGGCGAGGAGTTGCTTACCGGCGGGGGCGGCAGTACCACAGATGGCGGATTGCCACCCAACAGTCTCGGCCTGGCCGAGCGTATGGCTGACCGCCCCGCCGATACCGAGGGTGAGGAAGACGAGGAGGAGGGGGAGGAAGTGCCGAAGCCGCAGAAGATGGCCGGCAAGGTGCGCCGCGAGATGACGCCGCTCGAGCGGCAGATCAACTTCGGCGCGATCAACGAGGCCGAAGATGCCGACATTGCCCTGGCCGGGGACAATCTGGCGGTGATATTCGAGTCGATGGCCCAGGCATTCGAGGGGCAATCGGGAAAAGGGAATGGCGGACTGCGCGGCAGATAGCACAGTTCGCCGTTCCGTCCTTGCACAAAAGGCTACTCTTCAAAGAACTCGCCCGGCTAGCCATCGACGGATATGTCGCGGGGATTGTTGACGCGCGCGACGAAATCGCGCGGGCCAGCGATGCCATAGGAGACAGTGCCACGAAGGGCGCCGCCCTGAGACATGGCGGGGTCGTGGCGATACCGTTGCGGATCGAGAAGGAAATCGCCGAGTCCGCCCGCGTCGAGGCTGGCGACTGGTGCAACGAGATCGAGAGCAG